TCATTGGTTATCCTTTACATGTAAAGTTTCCCATGGGAAACTTTTATGATCTATTTTTATTTTTGTTTTGAGTTCTTCTACGTATAATTCACAATTATAAAACCAACTCAAATCATCATCATCTAATTTATCAATAGACACATACATACCTCTATCTATGTCATGAAGTTGGTAAAGCCTTTTAACTTCACCTTCTCTATTCCAAAAATAGCACCAGTCACCTTTTTTAATTTCTAAATGTTCAAAATAATCTTCAATGGGAACAGCTTTATTTTTTTTACTATCTCGTAAAAATTGTTTAGTAACTACTAAAGGAAAATATCTACCATTGATAGGATTTTTTGTTTTAATAAAATCTTCTAAATTAAATTCTTTCATCATTTTTCCTTTACATGTAAAGTTTCACATGTGAAACTTTTATGATCTTTTTTTTCGATCTTGTTTAAGCCCTTGGGCGAGTGTGCTTGTGTGTTTTTGGATCTGTGCGATGAAAAAAACGAAGCGTTGTAGTGCTGGTATATCTATGTTTTTGAAGTTGTTGTCTAGCTCCAAGATGTTGTTATGGAGCACTGGGTAATGGAGCTTCAAAAGCTCTTCGCAGGTTGGTGTTGGTTGTTTTAATAGGCGGTTTAGTGCTCGTTTTAGTTCTACATTTTCGCGCTCTAGTTGGTGGGTGTCGGCTTTTGGGTTGAAGTGGCGGTATAGCACGTCGAAGCACTCGTTTTTATAGTCGATCAGCTTTTGGCGCACTTCGGGTTTAACTTTGTTTGGGTTGATGCTAAAGAGCCAACCGTTGAGCTTTGAAAGTGGGATACAAAAGACATCTTGTATACCGCCGTTTGTTTTTACTTTGATGAGCTTGGCTTCAAAGGACTGGTCTGATTGAAGTTTCCCTTGTTGCCTTGCTCTGTCTATACCTATGCTGTCGCAAATCGGTCTTATACTAACCCATTGTTTACCATTTATGGCAACTTCTAAAACATCTTGGTTGAATTTTACAGTTTGTAAATTTACCATAATCACGCCTTTAGGTTTTATTTTAAACTTATTGGCGAAAGTATAGTGCAATTTAAAACTATTTGTCAATAGAAAAGTATTTAATTATTACTTTTTTATTTTTTAAAGGTTTTCATTTGTACTTTTTAAAGGAGGTGACTTATGTCTCTACCTTGAGGTTATTTTATCAAGTTTTTAAGTGCTTGTTTCAAAGTGTTGCAGTCTTGCAGTTGCTCTTTTAAGGCAATGTTTTCTTTGTAAAGCTTAATTGCCTGTTGCATCGGTTCGCTGATATTGTTTGTTGAGGCTGATGTTTTAAGTGCCCCCTCGCTGTACCCTATCGCCTCGCCAAGTTCACGATACGTTATGCCAAGCTCTTTACATGTAACCTTAACGATGTTTGGCTCCCCAAGCCCTAAAGGGTTTTTGATGACATCGGGAGAGATGCCGTACTTAAAGCGGTAGATATGACCGTCTGTTCCGTAGTAGCGCACTTTCTCTGTGACTTTTGTATGAAAGTAGATGACAAGATCGCCATTGGCTTCTCTAAAAATTTCAAGAATGGTGATGTCTTCTAGTACAGCTTCTATCGAACCATAAGCTTTAAGTAGCTCGACTTCCGAAGCTGATTTTATCTCTTGTTCTTGAATGAGTCGTGAGTGCAAGATACACTCAACTTCACGCTTCCCAAAAAGATTGATCGTTGTTAAAGTAGCGTCATTTTTGCTCATAATTTGCCATTCCTTTTTTTTAATTCCTTAGCTATAGGAGGGCAATGGATACACTCATTTAGCCTATCTTTATCGCTTAAGTGAACATGCGGGCAAGTATCACAAAGTAGTTTTGTTGGTAAAATTCCACCACGCTCAAACATATTTTTAAATAATGTGACGATTGACATTTATTGGTCTCCATTTTTGTCATTCATGGCTTATTGCCATCATTTTATAGTACTTACTAAGAAGTTTTTTATCATAAAACTATTATTTTTAAAAATATTATACTTTAACTATGTCAACATTCATATAGTAAAAGTTTTCTGCATAGGTAAAATCTAAACCAAAACAGGAAAAAAAATTACCATTTTGTATCTAAAATTGCCTTTTTTAGTGTAAATGTTTCTCATGAGAAATCAAACTGAGTAGTTTTTCCTAAGCGTGATCGGTTTAAGGCATGGGATGCAGTGCGCTTTTCGCTGTTCTTCGTCCATCTCAACATCATCGTATTTACAACCGTAGCATGAGGTGTGTGTTTTGTTAACTTCTGCGATGTCCTCATAAATGCGATTTACAAAAGGTTCAACAAGCTCTTTGTTGGCAAAGCGTGCCTCGCCATAGCGGATATGTTCTTGTTTTAGTACCTCAGATATTTCACTCATGCGCTTCCCCTTGGTATCCTTCATAAAACGCTTTGTTATTACGCTCTGTTTCTTCTTTACCATTTTCGTGACGTTGCGGAAATGGTGCAACCTCTTTTTCTTTTTGCCGTTTGATGACGTCTGTTAAGTCACCTTGTGTTAGAAATAGGACTTCGTTTAGCATGGCTTCTCTACCTTTTCAAATTCATATACGAATACATAGGGGTTTGCTTCCCATGCGCCTTTGCCGTTTATGGAGTTCCAAAGTTCTTGGAATGGTGTTTTAAAGTCTGAACATGGCATACCTGTTTCAGGGCATACATCTGTAAAATCAAATAAAGGCTCAACACCTTCTTTTTGTGCATCATCTTCACTAATATTTTTGAGTCTTTCAACTCTTACATTGGTTACACGTAAGAAGATACGACACGCTTCTTTTGGCATAAAGATAGATGGTTTCCAATGCATTTCATCTTCAACACAAGTGTAATAGTTTTTATATGTTCCATCTTGATTTACACTAGCCTTATATATGACACTATCACCATTGTTGCAAAACTCACAAAATCCACACTTGCACTCTTGCCACGTTTCTCTTACCCATAGAATGTCACCGACTTGGTAACGTGATGCTTCTTTGATCAATAATGAATTAGTTGGGTACATATCTAAAGCATACATTCCATCTTTCCATGAATACATATTATGCTTATGATTTGAGGCTTCTGATAATAATTTTGGTTGTGGTTTAACAACTCTCCTTGTCATTGTCTTTCTACCATCTAAAATAGCTTGTACCATTGGTGTACTAAATAGTATTGGTTTCATTACTGCACTCATATCACTTTCCTTGCTTTATCGCATACTTTCCCATTGATACGCACGACTTTATTCATGCGGTCAAGTTCTTTTAATAAAAGGTTTAATGCCTCACACATTTTGTAAAACGCCATTCCTGCTAAAACTGATAGGAATAAAATAGGCTCAATGGATAGCTCGGTCATGTGGTAGCCTTTACACTTCTAAGATGTTGCTACATTTACGGCAAATGTAAGCGCCACCGCTTCTATTCTCATGGTAATCCATCTTGCCGCCACATTCACCACACGTTGATTTCCAATTTCGCCTATCGTCCATATTTTTGGGGAAATTCTTAGGCTTCTTGATTGTGAATTTAGTGCCACATCCATCGCATACACATTTCCATTTTTGTATAATTCTTAGTTTTTTTTCTTCGCACTCCGTACAAATACAATCAGTTATTTGCTTTGTGTACTTTTCCCAAACAATCTTTTGTACTTCACAAAATCCGCTTAGGTTTACTTTACTCATCTCTCATCCTTTGCGTTATACTTTCATCTGTTGGGTGCTTGAAAAAGTGTGTCTCCACCCCATCATAAACACCCCTCCAATTCTTCTTTTAATTCTTCCATTTTCATGCGTGCTTTTTCGATGTTCTGAGGCGTTGGGTCTTTGAGTAGTAAGACGAGGTATTCGGCTTCTGTATTTGCTAAAACGAGCTTTTCTTTTATGTTTCTAAGCTCTTGGGGCACGGTCATAACTTGAACCCTTTAACGCTTTTAATAGGGTCGATAGAGCCTTTTTTCTTTGACTTTCCACCTATAAAAGGAATGAGACATAGAATGAAAATAATTGTAAAAGGTGCTAAATATTCCATTGTTAAGCCTTTTATGATTGTTTTGAGTTGTTCGGTAATTCCGAACAGTTGAGTGGTTAAATGCGGTTAGTCTTTATCGCCCCTTTCGTTAAAGAGGCTGTAAAGGCTAAAAGGGTATTTCGTCATCGTTGATGTCAATATCAGGAATTTCACCACTTTCTGATTGACTTTTACTACCTACCATCTGCAATGACTCAACGGTGATGGAGTGCTTCGAGCGTTTAACGCCTTGTTGGTCAGTCCATTGGTCGAGTTTGAGGCGACCTTCGACTAAAACCTTTTTGCCACGGCTTAGGTATTGGTTCGCGATCTCTGCTGTACGTCCAAAAAAAGTGATGTCGATGAAACATACCTCTTCACCTTGGCTTCCATCTGTCTTTTTGAACTTGCGGTTGGTGGCTATGCCAGTCGTACAAACTGCGCCACCGTTTGGAAGGTAGCGAAGTTCACAGTCACGGGTTAGATTGCCGAGCATTATGACGCGGTTAAACATCGTTAGCCTTTTTTCTTTTCTAGTATCCACTCAAACGCTTTAAAAATAGCGGTTGGTTCAGTATTATATTGACCTTGAAAAAAATCAACTTCTTCATCTTCAAAATTCTCTATTGCGTATTTATCCATACAAAGAACGTCATACCAACCAGTTCCATTAAGAAGATTGCTTGTTTGAATTGTGTAACCATTTTCAGAAGCTTCTTGTTTACACTTGTGGGCAAATTCATATACGTTAATCTTTTTTAATCCAATATCACCATTCACTTCGCCATACCAAATATCATTTCCATTCAGGGTTAAGCTATGTACTTTTATGTCTAACACTTCATTGAATATTTCTTTACTTGGGAGTTTTTGTTTGTTCATTTCAACTGTCATCTTCTGCTCCTATTTTTCCTAATCCTATAAGAATTTGTTTGGCTTTTTCGATGTACCCAAGTACCTCTTTGTCGCTTGCTTCTTGCTTGCGTATCTCCACGATAAGCTCATGCGCCAAGCATCGCACCACTGAGGCAGGCACGTACTTCTTACCGTGCTCGTTCTGGTCAACTGCATCGTGCTTTTCGATGTTTAAAAGCTGAGTGGTTATGTCTAACATCTTACTCATGCTGCGCTCCTTACATGTAAGCGCACTTGGTACTTGATGGTCAGAACACTTCGTGTTTTTTGGATGACGTGTGTCACTGTTTCGATGGCTTTGAGCGCTTCTTTGATGGTCGTTTTTGGCTTATTTTGAAGCATAAGTTCTAGGGTGGCGTATTGGTGGAGGGCGTTCATGGGTGCTCCTTAAGTTTTTTAAAGAGGGCACAGCAAAGCCGCGGCTCAAGGAGGTGTACTGCAAATAAAAAATAAAGGTGGTTGTTGAATGCTCATGCCCTCGTTAAAAAACTTGTATAGGGTCTTTACCGTAGCACCAGAAGATGCCCCCTAGGACGTAGCCGCCTTATTCACAACGTTAAGACGATCAAAACGATTTTTTGATGAGGATTTTACCTCCGACAATGCGAGTGAAACACTCGAAGAAGCCTTACATATAAAGCTTCGTTGAACGCTTACTTAATCTTTTGCGCTTTAGCCCACGCTTTGAAGCCTTTGCAGTTGACGTTTAGGTACTCAACAATCTCTTTATCAAGAGGCGTGACGCATGTCTTTTTAGCGTTGATTTGGTAGATCCTTGTTTTTAAAGAGTCAAGACTTTTTTTCATTTCGATTGCCATGTCTTCTAATGTCTTGTCGTTTTCGATGAGTCCGTGTTTCACATTCGCAAAAAAAGCCACTTTAGGGTTAAACGCCATGTCAAAAACCTTTCTTAATTTCTTAATTTTCTATATACTTTTATTAAATGTTTACGTTTTGAAAACGTGAACGATTTATGAATGAAAGTATAATGCAATTTCGCATCATTGTCAATAGTTTTAATGCAATTTCGCAATAAAAAGGTTAAAAGTGGATTTAAAACAAATCTTGTCAACTAGAATAAAGTTGTTAAGAGAAGATATGAAAATGTCTCAAGATGACTTTATACAAAGACTCAGCATCTCAAAAAGAACGCTAGCTAGCTATGAAGCTGGTGAAACTATGCCAAATACTCAAAAAGCATTTCATATAGCAAGTGCATATAATGTTGAAGTTGACTGGCTTACTAACCCTTTTAATTATGAGCAAGATTTACCGATTCCATATATAGATGCAATTTCGCATATTAATAAAAATAATCCAACTTCTCAAAATATCATCACTATTCCAATTTTCGAGGCTGTAGCAGGATGTGGCGCTGCGGGTATGTTGGAGCAACTGCGTCTTAGCTCAGACAACTTCGTTTTTGACAGCCGTGTATTCCCCTCTGACATCATCACTAAAAACATAGCGATGATTCGCATTGTGGGCGATAGCATGGCTCCGTACTTAGAAGAAAACGACTGGGCGATTATAGAGCTACGCAATGGTAGAGAAATAGTACCTGTCGAAGCGGTTTACCTTATAGCCTATGATGGTGTAGTGCAAATAAAAAGAGTTCAAATAATTGGTAAAAAAGCGGTCATCAAAAGTGACAATAAAGAGTATGACCCATTCACGCTTGGCATTAATGAATTTGATATAGTCGGGAAGATAGTCGGGCGGTTGAAGTTTGGTAGTTTGATGTTGATAAAGGAGTAGTGATGATAAATGGTGTTAGTTTTATAATATGGATAGCATTGGCAGTATTATGTGGTGTTTTGGCTTCTAAAAAGAACAGGTCATTTTTTGGCTATTTCTTGCTATCTATTGTCTTATCTCCTTTGGTTGGGTTTATAGCCGTTATGGTTATGGGAGATAAAGAGCAAATTGAAGATGAAAATGCAAAAAATAGTGAGACTATAGAGTTTGAAAATATTGATTATACCGAGTTGTTAAATAAGCTTTTGGACTTTTATAAAGAGTTTGAACTTAAAAAGTCTGATGGCTATGGCAACGGTTCTGACGTTTATCGAAATGAAAAAGATGCATATTTTTACATAAGACAACAAGGACCTAAAGTTATCTTGCAAACGTTTAGGCTTCCAAAATATGAAGAGAAAAAAGAAGAACCTGTTAAGGAATATACATCTAACATTGGCAATCTTACAAAATTAGTAGAGCTTTATGAAAAAGGACATTTAACAAAAGAAGAGTTTGAAGCTCAAAAAGTAAAAATTCTTAACACATAAGGCTGATAAATGTCACAAAAATGGATAGTTTATGGCGGCTTGATTGCTCTTGTATTTGCAGCGCAAAGTTTTCTACCGGAACCGCAGTATAAAAGTGATCCCATCAAAGAAAAGGTTTATTATAAAGATGAACAGCTCATTAAACAGCTCATTTTAAAAGAACAACTTGTTAAAGATATGATGTTTTCGCAACCAGGGTGGATTTATGTTTCTATGTACGCAAAAAATGGTGAAAGAAATGATGGTTTTGCAGAGTATCTTTGCTTAGCCATTCAGTCTTATATTTTAGAAGATGTTTATATAAAAATAGTCGATCATAAAGATATCTTACAGAAAAAAGGCTATACTGAAATAGGCTTAACAAAATGCAAAAAACAATAAAATGAAAATTTCGAACGTTGATTTTGGGTTATGAGTAAGTTTTGTAGGTAAAAATTTTAAAAAGGGATTTGTGTGAAAGAAATAAAATTTTGTTATTTTAGCTTGGAATATAAAATTAGCCCTGCTCTTATAGATTTTTCAATGACAGAATATTTCAAGGGAAATCTAAATTTAAAAGACCACTTAATAGCAATTGATGATAATAAAGCATTTTTAGAGAAAAAAACAGACAATATTTTTTCTTTTCAAAAATTTAGAAAAGACTCAAACCCAGTAATTAGAGATGAAAAAACTGGAGACACAAGAGTAATAAATCTAAAAGAAACAGAATCTTTCATTGAAGAATCTTTTTTGTATTGGGATTTCAAAAATAACATCATTATTTATCAGAGAAATCATCATGGGTTTACTACTAGAGCTTTTGAAAAATACATACTTACACTACTGCACAATAAATTAGAAAACGATTTTTTTTCTCTAAAGCCTATATTTTCAAAAGATGGGATCGAAAAACTATTAAAACACAACGTTGTTAAATCAATAGATATTTCTGTAAAAGAACCTGGCATTGGAGCTTTAAAAGAGTTTGGTTTTGATGAAAAAAAAATAAGAGATATTGACCAAAACAGTATAGAACGAGTTGAAATAAAGATAACAGCTAAAAGAAAAACAGGCTTATTATCTATGGATAAATTTAGAGAAATTTTTAAATTTTCAGACAATAAAAATCAATATAATAGATTAAAATTATCGGCAAGCAGTTCATATACAACTACGGGTGAATTGGTCGATTTATTAGATGATTTATATGTTACAACAGAAAAAATACAAGAAAATGAGAAAGCAAAAGTAGTTACTATTTCTGATATAATTAACTCGCTGAACAGAATTTATGAAGAAAATATTGAAGAGGTATTAAAGCTAATATGAAACTAAATTTTGAATTTATGTATGACAATTTGGATAAATTGTTTAATGTAAATTTTACAATGCTTGCTTTTATGATTGCTGCTTTGACAATATTACAAATGATACAAACTGGTAGAATTGAAGAGTTTAAAAAGCTTGGAATTTTCGAGAGTGTTATAAAATATTTTCACTTATCTCTTATTTTTCATTCGTTGAGTGGGATTGTTGTTTTAGTTTTATGGTTTTTGCACTTAGACTCGGAATATAAAAATTACGCTAGCAGCGTATCCTTTTTATTATTCTTCATAGCATTCTATTACACATATCAATCGTATAAATTTTTAGTTTATTTTGTAAAAAAGCAAGCTAAATAATAGAGCGCTTTGCGCTCTACCTTCAATTATTTTTTACTTGGAACTTCAGCAAATTTTTGTTCTTTTGCATCAGGAAAATATTTTGTATCAACTTCATTAAGACAACGCATAGTAGAACTATCACGCTTATATTTTACAATAAATGAACTAGTATTAGGGCAAATGAACAATGTTTCACATCCCCCTAAATCTTGTTTTTTACATATATCCTCTTGCTTGTCTGCTGCAAAAGCAACACCACTTAAAAGCACCAATAACATACAAATTTTTTTCATGCGTACTCCTTAGATATTTTGTATGTCAATTATAGAATAAAAAATAAAGAAAAACAAAAAATTATTATTATTTGAATGAAATTATTTATGTGTTATAAGCGTTTTTTATTCTTACCTCTTAAATTTATTACTTATAACCTCACAACTTTTCCTACCACGTTTAATAAGCATAAATTCTCACCATACCCTTTGTGTGCAAAAATAAATTAGTGCAATATAGCATTAAACATATTGACAAAGATGCAGAATTGCATTACAATTCCACTCATGCACTTGGAAACAAATGTAAATAGTCATGTTTTAAGTAAGCCCGTTGTTGCCCCTTCGGGCTGACTTAAAACATCCTACAAAGGGGCAAACTATGGACTTCTACAAAGACGAAGGCATCGCCAAGGCGATTACCGCTGCTGTCAGAAACTTCGGTAAAAAAAATAACTTACATGGTGCAGATTATTTTGGTGAGCAATTTGGCTTCAAAGGTGAAAACCGATCTATCCAATTTCATAACCATATAAATCACAACAACTTGCAAAAAGACATCAAACTAGGCATGTTCTTTTTCATCATGAGCCAAATGGACCAAGAAGATCAAAAGACCATCCTAGACGCACTCGCTAATAAATACGGTTTTTTTGTTAAAGAGAAAGAAGAGGGCGAAAAACAAGTCATAGCTACATTAGAAACCATCGTTACTATAGGAACGCTAGAGCTTGGCGGTACACTTGGTGTTATCAATGATGACGTTGTACAAGCTATACAAGATGGAAAAATAGATGAAAATGAGGCAAAAAGACTTTTAAGAAGCCTTAGAGAAATGAATGGAAAAACTAGAGGGGTGGAAGATGCTCTTAACAAATTCCTCGGCATCTGAAATATTACAAAAGATTGAAAATATTAAGAAGTCTAGGTTGAGTAAATCTAAAAAGATAGAGCGCATTATAGCGCTTAGAAAGTCTTTGAAAGAGGTAGTTTATGATAAAAAAGAACAGTGAAAACTTCCGCATTATGCGTTATTTACTCAATGTTGGTTCTTTGACTGCTGCCGATGCGTGTAAACAAGACATCAGCAATAACTTACGCTCTCGTGTACCTGAGTTGCAAGGTCTTGGATTTGACATCGTTTCTAAACCTATAACAGGTAAAGCGTTTTGCGTTTACTCCATCCCTGTGGAAAAGTTAGAGCATAATCGAGAAGAATTTAGAAAGCATACCAATGAATAATATGCACAACGTTAATATCGAAAGAGGCGTTATATCTAGCTTTTTGTGGAATCCTGAGCTATTTTTTAGCACGCAAGCAAAGCTTACGAGTGAAGATTTTTATATCCCAGCGCATCGCTATATTTATGAGGCTATTTGTACTATTACAGCAGCAGACAAGCCAATCGATGAAGAATTTATACGTGCTGAATTGCTTAAAAATGGTCGTTTCGATGAAGATGCTATGCTAGAAATTGCAGCGACAAATCCACTTCCAAATATTGAAGCTTACATCGAGGAATTGCGTATCAAAGCGCAAAACCGTTCTATCCATGAGCTTACCAGCGAGATTAAGAAGAAACAATTCGAGCATGAGAACGTGCACGACATACTAGGGTTTATAAGTCAGTCAGTCGAAAGCATCGAAGATAAAAACATGTTGTCAACAAGTATGAGCATGGCAGAGATAGCCGATGCGTTTTACGATAAATTTAAAAGCGCACATGAAACAAAAGAACATGAAACGTTTAAAACAGGGCTGAATGCGCTCGATAGCATCATCGGCAGTTTTGAGCCTGGTGATTTGGTAGTGATAGGAGCACGCCCAAGTATGGGTAAAACTTCATTGGCTACAACGTTTACATCGAGTTACGATAAAAGAGATATAGGAGTCCTAGTTGATAGCCTAGAGATGCCACATGAGAAGATTTTTAGGCGTTTCGTTGCTGAACGATCAGGTGAGTCACTTAATGATATTAAAAGAGGGTTTGTAAGCTCTCCTGAGCGTTTTAATCGTGCCGTCAGGGAGCTAAGAAATACTCAAAACATTATAATCCACGATACGAGCTATCTTAGCATTCATCAACTTATCGCTAAAGCTTCTACAGTCTTTCGTAAAAACAAGCACTTTAAGATATGGGTGATTGACCATATCCGATACATTAAAAAAGAGGGTAAGAAAGACGATCACATACAAGTTAGTGAGATGACAAAGATGCTTAAGAAGTTCGCAAAAGAACACGGTGCAGTGGTCATCTTGCTTTCACAGCTTAATAGAGCAGCAGATTCGAGGCAAAATAAGCGCCCAACACTCAGCGACATCAGAGATAGTGGAGCCGTTGAAGAGGATGCTGATGTTGTTCTAGCACCTCATAGAGAGTCATACTACAATCGCAATGACCCATCACAGCCTGAGAAGCCTATAAACGAAGCGGAAGTGATTGTACTCAAAAACCGTGATGGAGAATGTGGCATAGCTAAGTGCTGGTTCAATGGTCCAACGACATCTTTTAGTTCAATACTTCCTTATACTGTGCACGATTGCAGAGAACATATGATTACGGTGGAAAAAATATGAGCAAGATAAACATGAGTGTAAGAATGGGGTATATAAATATGCCAATAGACTACATAAGAGAGCTAAAGAATAGCGCCAAACGAGATAAGGCACGTGCGTTCATGGAGTATTTTGATGACATGGATAGTGATAGTGTCAATGCTTTTTCTTTTTATGCTAAAGGTTGGAACGTCTCAAAGTCAACGGCACATGAGTGGATCAAAGAATTTAAGCATGAGATAGAGAGATTTTATGCTCATTGGATGTTAAAAAACTCTCATCACTATAGCTCTGTAAAAAATCTAACCGAACGACAACCGAACGACAACCGAACGAAAGAGTGCTTTAAAATGCCTATACAATCGGCACAAAATGAACAAAGCCGAACGATAAAAGAACGACAACCGAACGAAGCTTTTAATCTATATGATGTTGATAATGCGCGTGAACGCGTTAATTTTTTTGATGCTAAGTTTGAAGACTTATACGTAAGAGCTAGGATATGCAATAAAAAAGCAGGCAATAAATCCGAAGCATATCAAGAGTACATGAATAACCATCAGCATATCAGTCACTCCGATATGGCGTATGCGTATATGGTTTATGCAAATGACCCGCAGACAAATGGGAAAGTATTTAATCTTGCTAATTTCTTTAAAAACCAAGTCTATATGAGCTACTTGACTCCACGCATCAGAGTGTTTAAAGATGGAAGAATCATTGAAGGTTGGTATGAAAAAGATAAGAATTTACTTACTACAGATGATAATGAATTAAAAGAGTTAACGCCTGAACGTTTTCGTGAGCTAGTAGCAAAAGGTGAGATAATCATACTTCCTAAGATGAAGGCAGCAGTATGAAAATATATCCACTAAGACCTATCAAAGAAGTACTTAATTATTTAGATAATGTAGAAAAACAAACAAAATATGCAACGATGCAAACCATAAATGATATGTTGTATGGCATAAAGAACAATAACCTAGAAAAGTTTAAAACCATTTTTGACAGACCAAATATGAATTTTTTAAAAAATAGCTTTGATATTACAAAGGCAACTAAAGCGCAACTGTTTGGAACAATAGCCATAAGCAATACACCAAAAACAAAAGGCGCTTCACCTATGGATGTTTTAGGACATCAAATAAATCCAAGCATTAGAGGAAATAGACGCTTTGAAAAGCTTATGAGGCGTGGCGGTTTTATGGGAGCTAATATGTATGCAGTTCCAAGTAAAACAGCAGGGAGCGATGTAATAGACCAGTATGGTGGCATAAGCGGTAAGTTTGCTAGATGGATAATCTCATACCTTGGACAGTATCAAGGGGCAGGGTTTAAAGCCAATATGACCGATAAAAAGAAAAGTAGAATCCATAAGATAGGCAAGACGAGCAGTGGTTATCGTGCTATCAATGGTGTTATGTACTTTATATCAGCAGGGTATCAAGGATTTAGTGGTCAAAGGAGCCATTTAGCGGCTGGCATTTGGAAAAAAACAGGAACGCATGGGGCAAATGTAGAACCAGTCATTCTTTTTCTAAATGCCAAAAAGAGTTATGGCAAACGTTTTGATTTTGAGAAGATAGCATCAGACTACATAGAAAAAAATTATCAAGACGCTTTTAACGTAAATTTTAAAAAAGCAATGGCAACAGCACGATGAAAAAAACAATAGGTTCTTCCGCAATAGTACAACATAAGGGTAGTGCGAACCGCGTTATACACGGAGTTTGTGGGGTTTCAACTTGCTTAACTTTTTTAGTCAGTTTTGTTCAGTGAACATTTTAATAGGATGATAAAATGGTAAATTTGTTGACTGCGAACGCTTGTCTTGCCGCACTTAAAAAAGATGGAATTGTTTATAGCAAATCTTACTTTTCACAAATGGTAAGTGATGGCAAAATTCCTACTCATTCAAAGCCACCTAGTCCTAAAAAGTTTTTTTACTATAGTGAAGTTAAAGCGGCTATTGAAGAGCATAAGGACCCAACAAGAGACGCACAACGTGAAGCGAATGAAAAGCGCAGAGAAGAGCCTACGCTTATAAGCATTGCAGGTTCCTATCCCTCACAAGCAGATATGACTGATGAAGAAAAAGAAGTATTGAAAAAAGAGCAAGAAGAGCTTAAAAAATTAATGGCGGATGTTAAAAGTGCAGAAGGAGATGCAGAAGAGACTGAGCAGGAAAATACCGACTTTGGAGGAATGCCTGCTATTCAAATTCGACTTTTTAAAGAATTTTATATGGGGAAACTTGCCAAATTAGAATTTGAAAAGAAAAAAGGCGAAGTTATCGCCATAGAAGAAGTAAAAAACAAAGTATTTGAAGCCTATAGAACCGTTAGAGATGGTCTTATAGGCATCCCTGCACGTCTTTGTGCCAGACTGGCATATGAGAATGACCCCCACAAATGTAGAACAATGATGGAAGAAGAGATAAACCGTCAACTCAGTAATTTAAGTGGAATGTTCAATGAGCTCTAGCCCTATTTTTGAATCCATAGCGCTAGCATTGGCACCTGATCCATACATTACCATAGATGAATGGGCAGATAAATACAGACAATTACCAAGAGGAGCTAGTGCCGAATCTGGTCAATATAGCACAGCAAGAATGCCATATTTACGGGAAATAATGCGTGAGCTTAGCCCCCAAAGTCCTACTCAACAAGTTAAAGTAAAAAAAGGCACACAAGTAGGTCTTACAGAAGTAGCCAATAATCTTGTAATGTATTTTATGGATGTTGTTCCTACATCTCAAATCATGGTTTTTGCAAGTGAGCCACTTGCAAAAGATCATCATAATTCAAAATTAGAACCATCATTAAAAGCTATGCCATCTTTAGCTAATAAAATATTACCTGGCAAAGCGAAAGATGATGTAGGATCAACATTTGAAAAAAGATATCCTGGTGGTTCCTTAAAGTTAAGGTGGTCAGGTTCTACTTCTACTGGGCGTTCTGCTTCTTGTCGAATTGTTGTGCTGGATGATGTTGATGGATTTAAAAAAGATGTAAATAATGAAGGTGATACTTTAGATAATATCAAAAAGAGAGCCGATAGTTTTGGAATATTAAAAAAAATATACATTAACTCAACTCCAACTGAACTAGAAACCTCCTTTATACATGCAGAGTTTGAAGATAGTGACCAACGCCATTACTATATGCCATGCCCTCATTGTAAAGGACTTGTAACGTATGAAAAAGACAGCTTCAAATTTAATTATGATAAAAAAACCTATACACTCATAGGGGATGTTCAACTTGAGTGTAAACATTGCGGAAGTCTCATTGATGAGCACTATAAAACATGGATGGAAGCAGAGGAAAATGGTGCAACATGGGTTCCCCATAACCCTGGGCACATTTATCGCGGGTATTATGTACCAGGGTATTTATCACCCGTTGGTTTTGTAAGTTGGAATGAAATTTTTAGAGAGTTCCTTGTTGCAAAAAAAGAGATGAAGCGCGGATCTGTCAACAAAATGAAAACATGGGTTAATGCTCGTGATGCTATGGCATGGGAAGGAGAGATGGAAACTGTCAAAGTTGAAAATCTTCCTAGTAGATGTGAACAGTATAACGCAGAAGTACCACAAGGTGTACTTGTCCTTGCTGCGGGGGTAGATACACAAAACAACCGTTTTGAAGTAGAAGTGGTTGGTTATGGGCGAGCTGGTGAGACGTGGAGTATTGACTATCAGCTTATACATGGGGATCCCAATGATATAGAAACACGTCAACAACTTGCTACATACCTAAACAGAACATTTGAGTGCGAAGACGGTGCAATGATGCAAATATACGCCAAAGGGGTCGATACAGGAGGGCATAGAACTAAAGCTGCTTATACTTTTTGTAAACCACGCTATAGACAAAAGGTATTTGCCATAAAAGGTTCAAGCACGATAGATGCCCCTTTTATTAACAAGCGTGCAACCATTACAAAAGATGATAGGGTAAATTTATTTTTAGTTGGTGTAAACGCTGGAAAAGATGAGATATATTCCAATTTAGAGATAAATGAGCCAGGACCTAGATACATGCATTTTCCAAAAAAAGAGAATTACGACGAAGAGTACTTTAGACAACTTATGGCAGAAAAAAGAGACAAAAAAACAGGCGGATGGGTGAAATATCGTCATAGAAATGAGGCAGTAGACTGTCGAAACTATGCCAATGCAGCTTTACAACTTGCAGGCATTGATGAAAAGATACTAAATTTAGGGCGTAGAATAGGCATCATTTCCTATAGCTCAGAAAAAAAACCACAAATTACACCCAAAAAATCGGGCAGAAGAATCATATCGAGGGGAATATAATGGCAACAAAAGAATATAAAGCGCGTATGAAAGTTTCTATGGATGTTAATGTTTTGAACGTTATAAACATGATAAAAGCTGAAAAAAATACAGATGATAACGGAACTATTTTAAAAATGCTTCTACTCGAAAGTCCTACATTTGCCCAAAAATACGAAGAAATCAAACAAATATTTGGCGCAAATTCCTCATCTTTTTAAATATCACAAAATACTCCAAAAAGTCAAGACCCCAAAAGTGGGGTCTTTCGCAATTTTTCATATTCCGTAAAAATACGCTCAAGATTAAAAATTTAGGATTTAACCTTGACAAAAACGCTTTTAGAACAACTAGAATTAGTACAAGAAGCCATTGAAGCCGTTTTAGCATCTCAAAGTTATGAGATTAATGGCAGAAAATTAACACGTGCTGATTTAGAGATGTTACAAGCAAGAGAAGAACGACTCGAATATAAAATCCGAAAATATGGACCAAACTATAAAATAAGCGAAGATACTACGCCTCCAAGAAGAGGCATTACTATCAAAAAAGTGGTATACCGATGAGCAAAATTACCGTAAAACCAAACTTACTTGATAAAGCATTCTTATCCATAGCCCCACAGTATGGGCTAGCGCGCATTCATGCACGCATGAAATACGAATCAATGGCATCAGGTGGATACATAGGCTCCGATACTTCAAGGCGTTCTATGCGTTCAGCCAATGCTGTCGTAGGCTCTTCGGATACAGATGATCTTCCATATCTTGAAGCATTAAGAGCAATTTCACGTGACATGTACCGAAATGCTCCTATCGTAAGAGGTGGAATGGATACAATGCGCTTCAATATTTTAGGCGCAGGGCTTACGCTCCAAGCAGACGTTGACTATGAATTTTTAGGCATGAGTGAAGAAGAAGCTAATGCGTGGGAAATTAAAGCCGAAAGACTTTTTAGATTTTGGGCAGATAGCGAAAATGCAGATGCAGAGCGAACATCAAATTTTTATGAGCTTCAAGTTATTGCTCTTTTAGGCTCTTTAATCAGTGGAGATATCTTTGCAGCTTTACCATACATCAAACGTAAAGATTCCCCTTTTTCACTTGCCGTGCAACTCATTGAAGCAGATAGATGTAGTAACCCCAATAATGCAATGGATACACAAACCATAGCAGGTGGTATTGAAACAGATGCTCTTGGAGCACCTATTAACTACCATTTTAGCAAGTATCACCCTGGCGATTATAAACTTAATGCAGAGTGGAAAGCCATACCTGCTTTTGGAGAAAGTGGAAGAAAAAATATCTTACATGTTTACGAAAAACTTCGCCCAGGTCAACGCAGAGGTATATCCATACTTGCTCCGATTATCGAGCCTCTTAAACAGTTTACCGACTATACCCATGCAGAGTTAACAGCTGCCGTTGTTAGTGGTCTTTTTACGGTGTTTATTGAAAGTGAAAGTGGAAATTTGCCCGATGGCATAGAGGAAGATGAAGATAAAGATACAGGAATTATAACTAAAAGAAAGCAGCAAGATGAGATGAACCTTTCAGCAGGTGCCATCATAGGTCTTGCTCCTGGTGAAAAGGTATCTACTTCTAATCCAAATAGACCAAATACTGCATTTGACCCATTTACGCAAGCTATTTTAAAACAAATTGGTTCAGCCCTAAACATTCCTTTTGAAGTGTTGATGAAACATTTTAGTGCTTCATATTCTGCAAGCCGTGCGGCACTGCTTGAAGCGTGGAAAATGTTTAAAACAAGACGGTTATGGTTTTCTAAAAAGTTTTGTCAGCCAGTCTATGAAGCTTTTTTAACAGAGGCTGTCTTGTTAGGGTGCTTGAATGCACCAGGGTTTTTGGAAGACCCCATCATTAGAAAAGCTTATTGTAATGCTTCATGGAATGGACCGGCACAAGGACAACTTAACCCAGTCAATGAAACAAAAGCGGCAGATATGCGTTGTGCCTCAGGCTATAGCAACGCAACAAGAGAGGCTTCGGAAATCAATGGAAGTGATTTTATTATGAACGTAAAACGTGCAAAAGCAGAAATAGCACTCAAAAAAGATGCTGGACTTATAACGGGTGAGACACCTATAGCTCCCATCGATACAAAGGCAGACTAATGAGCAGAATTTTAAATGCGTTAAATAACCAACCTTGGTTAATTTTGCCGAGTCATCTTGAACTTATGAGCAAAATTGCTAAACGTGATAATGATGTTGAAATTTTGGCAACAAAACTAGGAAATAAACTTGAAAATACGCGCAATGTAGAGATGAGAGGAAACATAGCTGTTATTCCTGTTATCGGTGCAATTTATCGCTATGCGAATCTATTTACGGAACTTTGTGGAGCGACATCGACTGAAATTTTAGCCAAAGATATTACTGCTGCTATTGAAAATAGAGCCGTGAGTACCATCGTTTTGGTCATAGACTCTCCAGGTGGTCAAGCTTCTGGGATTGCAGAGCTATCAGAGCTTATTCGTAAAGCTGGGGAGAAAAAGCCCGTCATCTCTTATGTGGATGACTTAGCGGCATCGGCAGGATACTGGATAGCAAGCTCCGCCAATCACATTGCTGCCTCAAAAACGGCAATGGTCGGGAGTATTGGCGCTGTTTACTCTTTTAGGATGATGGATGATGGTATGCAAACCATAGAGATTGTCTCATCAGTAAGCCCTAAAAAACGACCTGATATTAAAACGCAAGAGGGAAAAGAGCAAATTCAAGTATGGGCGGACAAATTAGGTCAAATTTTTGTTGAAGATGTCGCAAAAAACAGAGGTGTCACAGTGGAAAAAGTTTTACAAGATTTTGGACAAGGTGACTTACTCATCGGTGATGATGCCTTAAAAGCAGGGATGATCGATGAAATTACAACATTTGAAGCACTCATCGCAGAGCTTCAAACAAAATAAGGAGCAAAAATGATGTACAAAGACAGCGACATTACCGCTGCAATGATTCAGGAAAAATTCCCAAGCGTTGCGGCAGAAATCGCTTCAAACATAGGAAGCAATATTTACATTACCGCAGATTCACTCAGGCAAAGTCATCCTGACATCGTATCGATGTTTCAAAAAGAGGGTGTGGCGAGTGCCAATAGCGATGTTGACGCTTCAATCAAAGCAGAAAATGCGCGGGTACTTTCTATCCTAGCACTTTCAAAGGTTGGTTATGAAGGTGTCATTAGCACTGCTTTAGCTGATAGCACAATGACGCCTGAAAAAGTAAAAATCCAACTTTTTGATGCTATGAGCAAAACCAATACTGATACTTTATCAGCGCACAAAAAAGATGGTGAAAGTTTAGGTGCTGATTTGCTGGAATTAGGCGGTGGTTCAGCGAATGGAGTTGATACGAAAGTGTCTGATGATGAAAAAGCAGCTTTAGCTATGGCAGAAGCTGGAAAACAAGCGAGAGGAGAAGCAAAGTAATGGATATCTTTAAACCTGACAATTTAATCGCAGGAACAACGCAAGTAGTAAGTGACATTGTCACAATCGCATCAGGAGCTTCATTAAAAAGAGGTGCAGTTTTAGGAAAAATCACAACAGGTGGAAAGTACATTCTTTCTGCATCTGCCGCATCTGATGGTAGTCAAACACCCTACGCTATTTTAGCAGAAGATGTTGATGCGACATCAGCTGATGTTACGAATGTAGCGGTGTATATCAAAGGTGAGTTTAACGAAAACGCGTTGAGCTTTGGAACAGGACATACGGCAAGTAGTGTAAAAGCCTCACTTCGTGATGCTGGCATCTACATCAAATCAGCTGTAAAAGCGTAAGGGGAAAATATGTCAATCAGTATTTATACAACAAGAGCCATGGCAGCGGCAATGCGCCAAGATAAAAAAACAGGGAACTGGCTTTTAGATACATTTTTTTCAAAAGTTGATCCAGTTATCGCAGAGACCGTTGATATTGATATTATCAAAGGTAAGCGAAGAATGGCGCCATTCCAATCGCCAAAGATTGAAGGTCAAATCGTTGAAAAAAGGGGCTTTTCAACGAATACTTATAAGCCAGCATACATCAAAATCAAAGATGAACTAAACGCTTCAAGTGTTGTTGAAAACAGAGTTGCAGGTGAGTCTATTTACTCTTTAATGACACCGCAAGAGCGTGAACAAATTCTTTTAGCAAGTCAGTTAAATGATTTTGAACAAATGATTGTTCGCCGCGAAGTATGGATGGGTGCTCAACAACTTATCAATGGGTATGTTGATGTTGTAGGTAAAGGTGTTAATTATCGAATTGACCTATTGATGGAGTCTACCCACAAAATTACGCTCACAGGCACAGACATGTGGACAGATAAAACAAATAGCGATCCCGATGCAGATATTGCTGATGGTATTCGATTGATTCAAAAAGATGCTGGCATCTCAGCCAATATTATTGTTGGTAATTCAGCAACTATGGAAGTTTATACCTCGCATCCAAAAGTGAAAGATTCACTTAATACAAGAAGAATTGAAACTGGGCTTATTAATCCTAAAGATTTAGGAGAGGGTGTTTCGTATTATGGTGATCGAATCATTGCAGGTAAAGTTATTGCTGTTTATGGGTATGACGATTGGGCTGAAGATGAAAATGGAGATGAGCAACCAATTTTTGCAGATGGAAGAGTTATTGTCTCTTCAACCAATGCTGATGCTAGACGACATTATGGTGCTATTAAAGATAAAAAAGCGGGCTATGTAGCAATCCCTCGTTTTCCAAAAACATGGGAAGTAGAAGACCCAAGTGCAACATGGTTGATGGTTCAGTCAGCACCATTGCCTGCTTTCCATCAAATTGATGCGATTGTTTCCATGAAGGTGTTCTAATGAAAGCGATTAAACTCATTACTTCTGCAAAAGTAAACGGAAAAAAGCATGAGCCAAAAAAGACTTTGGAAATTGGTGAAGATATTGCGCTTGAAGATGCTCAATATCTTGTTACCCATGGTGCGGCAGAAGAAACCTTTTTGTCAAGTGAAAATGTAAAAGAGGTCACTAAACCACTGAGTGAAAGTAGCGTCGTAGAGTTAAAACAAATGTGCGCTGATAGAGGGCTTGAAAACTATAAAAGTCTTAAAAAAGATGAATTGATAGCATTGCTTGAAAAACCTATGGGTGATCAAGACATCATTGATGTGGATGAACTTAACAAAGATGAGTTAGTAGCATTGGCAGAAGAAGAAGGCATTGAATTACCCGATGATGCTGACATTGATGCTATACGCAAAATCATCTTTGATGCGATGAGTAAATAGTAACCAATGAGCTTCAAAGAACAACTAACCGCTGACTTTGAAAAAGTCTTTTGTAACAAAGACGAGTTTGGAGATGTCATTAAGGTAGATGGTATTGAAGTTTATGGAATCTTTGAAAAGGTGAGCAATGGGTATAACGACACGCCTCTTCTGTATGTACGATTTGCGGAATCCGTTATTGTAACTGAGTTCTCAAAACTTGAGATAAATGGAAAAATGTACGGCGTTATTTCGATTGAACCTCCAAAATATGGCGAAAAGATAGTCTTTTTAGGGGGCGTTTTATGACGTATTTTTTAAGTGAAACAGATGCTAGAGAGGCTATCGCAAAGTTATTGCGCCCTATTTATGGAACAGCAACCATCACAATTGCAGAACGAAACAAACGAAATTCTGCAACAAGAGATGTCATCTTTGTTGTGGAAGTCAAAAAAGATGAAGAGAAATGTTTAAATCTGTTAAATAGCCTCTTTAAAGAGAACGTGGTGAATCCATCGGGTCTTGAATGGGAAGGTACAAAGGTGGATTTTATAAATGACAAAGAGCACGAGTACATTTTAATTAAAGCAATCGTGCAAAACACCTTATAAGGGGAAAAAATGGAAGTTGAAAGATACCTTGCAGGCGGAAAGATTTATTTTTCTGAGCTTGAAAATGGAACGTATGGTACAGAGTATGAGATAGGTGAGCTTACAGAAGCTACGATTAGTGTAAATCGCGAGTATGCAGAAGCTTTTAACAAAGATGCTGGTCAAAAAGTTTTGGCTGCAAAAGTCCTCAAGCAAGAAGACTATACCTTGGCGTTTAAAACGCAAAACATCAATGCTGCAAACCTTGCCTTGGCACTTGGTTCTGAGGTAAAGACAGTTAATTATGCTATAGGCGATGCTCTTCCTGATGGTACGACTGCAACAGTAGCAGGAACATACAAAGAAATCACAGCAGGTGAAAAATCTGTCATCGTTGGTAAATTGCGCTTCGTTTCTGAACCTATGACTGGTAAAAAACGTATCACAATCTTCCCAAAAGCGCACATCACGTTAAGCGGTGACATTGCTTTAATGAGTGAAGACTTTGCAACGCTTGATTTTGAAGGCTCTGCGATGAAGGATGGTACAACAGGTAAATACTATACTGAAACCATCATGTAGGCACGGATATGATACGCAGATTATCGGCACATGACTTTATAAACAAAGAGTTTTTAGAAAAAGCGCGCATTAAAAGTGTTTTAGAGCTTCAATGTAAAAAACCTCTTGTTATCGTAGAGTCTGGAAAAATTGTCGGTGTTGTATTGTGCGAAAAACGAGGTGGTCGCTTTTGGGTTGACCGCTTTTATGTTGAAAATGTCAAACAACGCTTAAAAAGTGCATACAACCTTCTAAAAGAAGGACTTTTGAGCGTTGGATATGACAAGAAAATCTTTTATGGTGAAGTTGAAAAAAACAACCCTAAAAGTATTGATCTGTTTTATAAAAATAGCGAAGTCGTGAGTGAAAACGACACCATCATCACATTTAAAAGGAAATTCAATGTCAGTTTTTAAAGTAGAAAGAAAAAGAGTTGTTTTAGAAGTAGAGCTAAGCACTGGTGATAAAGGCGAACTTATCGTTTTTATGCCATCAACGAAACAAACACAAGAGATTTTAAAAGCAGGTGAACTTGGTGCAAGCGCAAGTTATAACAACCAAATTGAACTTTTAAAAGCCAATGTTAACGGTGAGCTAAAAAATAAGTTCATAGATGACATCATTGAAAATGGTGATGTCAATGAGTTTATTCAGTCTATTCAAAAAGAGGCTGAAAAGCAAAAAAAGCCACGATAGGGTTGGCTCGTGTTTACATAAAAGAAGAGATGATTCTCTCACAAAATAAAGCAGCCGTTCCTATCCGAACGGCATTAAATTATGATGCTTCACAGCTTGTTGAGGCATTTTTTTTGAGTTTAGAAAACATAGGTGGACACTACCGTATCAACTATGAAGTTATAAAAGACTTCACAGCAAATATAGGGTTTGAGTGTTTAGAAACATACGCAGCTTGTAAAAGCTTTTTGGGAGTAATCACACAATGGCAACATACCAAGAAATCAAACTCAAAGTAGCTGTCGATGCTGAGACAGGACAGCTAAAGATTGTTAGTAAAAATATTGATGAGATTGGTACAAGTGTTGATAATGCTTCTAAAAAGACAAATGGGTTAAGACAAGGAATAGAAGACCTTGCCAATACAGGGCTTGCATTAAATTTTTTAAAGTCTGCCTTTAATGCTGTAAAAGATGGTGCTATGGCTCTTCTTGACACCGCAGGCGAATTTGAAAAGTATAAGACAATCCTTGCAACTCTAGAAGGGTCCTCTGAAAAAGCGGAAGCTTCATTCGCTTGGGTCAAAGAGTTTGCCGCCAAAACACCATATGAGCTTAGCGAAGTAACCAAAGCCTTTGTAAAGTTAAAAAGCTATGGTATCGACCCAACAGATGGCACACTTAAATTGTTAGGTGATACCTCTGCTGCTATGGGTAAAAAACTTGAAGATGCTGTTGAAATGATGGCTGATGCTCTAACAGGTGAAAATGAACGCTTAAAAGAATTTGGAATCAAAGCCTCAAAAGAGGGCGATAATATAAAATATACGTGGACCAATTCTAGTGGCGAAGCAAAACAGACAATTATCGAAAATAACTCTGAAATTATAAAATCAACCCTTAGTGCTATTTTTAATGACAAGTATCAAGGTGCTATGGATAATCTATCTCAAACATGGGAAGGGTTGACCTCAAACTTAAAAGATAACTGGACTCAATTTAAAGCAGATTTAGCAAATGGAAGCGGATTTTTTGAAGGTGCAAAAGAAGCCATCAGAACTTTCAATAAAGAATTTTCAACTATTACCAGTAACTCTGAGTACATGGATGTTTTAGGTAATGCTATAAAATGGAGTGCTGTAGGCATCATTCAAGTTGTTCAAGCAGTGTCACAAGTTTTTACAGGCTGGGCAATGATATGGAAAGGGCTTGAAACTAACTATGAACAACTAAAACTTAACATCTCTATTTTAACGGATCAAATCACGCTTAAAATAACAGAAGCTCAAAAGAAAATGGATGAATTTAATCCGTTTTCATCTAAGACAGCGCAAGAATGGGATAATGCCATTAAAGCGCAACAGAAAAAAATCAATGAGCAAATAGAAGCAACCTACAAACTTGATGACCAATACGCTCAATATGTAAAAAATCTTGACAGTAGCAATAAAATTTATGATGACCTTCAAGATGCTTTTTTAAAAGCTGAAAGAGGCAAACAAAATGGTATGCAAGAAACAGCGAATGTTGCTAAAAAAACATCTGCTGAAATCATCGGAAAAACAGAGGAACAAGTAGCAGCAGAAAAAAAAGCAAAAGAAGAAGCCAAAAAACTTGCAGAAGACCATGCCAAATGGATTGTTGATATATCTGAAAAAACAGCAAAGGCGCAAGCGGATGACATCACAAAACCGTATGTTGAGCTTCAACTTCAATACGATAAAGACTTAGCAAAATATGGCTCATTTGTTGGAGCAAAAGAGAAACTTGATGCGTGGTATGCTGCGCAACTAGGCGACATCAATAATGCAACTGCAAAAAAAGCAGATGAACAAGCTAAAAAAGAGATTGAAGCCATAGAGAAAAAGCAAAAAGAGGAAAGCCAAGCACTTATAGTCTCTTCAAAACAACGCCAAGAATACTATGAAAGCATAGAAGATTATGCCTCGGCATGGAATGAGTTAGAGCGTGTCCTTCGCCTTGAAAATACCAAGATTACCAAAGAACAGCTTGATGCAAGAATTGCTTACGAAAAGAAGAAATACCTAGAAACAAAGGGTATTTATGAAGATTTGTACACTTCCATAAGCGCAAATATTAAAAAGAGTACAAAAGATTGGGATAACTATAATCTCATCGTTGGCAGAGGCGTTTCAAACATGGTGGTTGATATTCAAAATACCATGCAAGACTCTCTGGTCGATATGATGGAAGGCAAGATAAAAAACATTAGTACATTTTTTAGCAATCTGTGGAGTAGCATCAAAACATCATTTTTTAAAATGGTTGCGGAGATTGCGACTAAAAAAATCATTATGAGTTTTGCAAATGCTTGGGCAAGTGGCGGTAATACTGGGAAAGGCTTTGTAGAGAAATTTTTAGGCATTGACATACCTTTTCTAAACTTTGCCGAAGGTACTATTTGGGGGAGTGGGAAATACGGTATAGCAGGTGGAGGTTATAACGCCATTGACTCATATGCTAACGATAAAATCCCTGCCATGATTTCAAAAGGTGAAGCGGTAATACCAGCAAGTGCGGTCAATAAAAATAAAAGTGTTGTTTCAGCACTCATCGCTGGAAGTAGGCTAGATAATCGTGGGCTTTTAGATGTTTCTTATATCAAAAAGCTAAAAGAAAAAAATCTCTTTGCAGAAGGTTACGACCCTAGTAATTTATCCTTATTCGATAAAGCATCTATTGATTCACAAACAGGAATCCCTCGTTTTAAAGGGGGGTTTGTTGGTAATCTTATTGGAGGATTAATTGATGTTGTAGCTGGTCCAATAACAGGCGGTTTTTTAACAAATTCTATTTTTGGAGCAGAAACAAATAGGACCTTGGGAGCAGCGCTGTTAGGTTGGACTGGGGCAACCGATACGTTAGCGCAAAATGACCCTATCTTAGATATGGCTAAAGAGGTATTTAGCACCATTATGAAAGTGCCTTGGCTTGGATGGATAGCGCAAGCTGCACTTGCACTTTATGCGCCGTATCTTATTCCTACAATGCTCACTAGCGATCTTATAAGCACGGGTATTACACTTGCATCAGGTGGAGATTTGTCTCAAGCGTTAGGCGGTGCAGGCATAAGTGGTCTTTTAGCAGGTGGTGGCGCTGCAATCTCTTCTTTAATTACAACAGGAGCATTGCCTACATCCAACTTAACATTTTGGGAAACATTGCAAAATTATCCAAGCGATCTTTACAAAACGGTACTTGATAAATTTTCACAAGTTAAGGAGTTTATGACATCCATTTCTTCCCCTGCATCGCTTGTAAACCCTGCTGAGTATGTAGGCGTTGACAAAACAGCATGGCTAGAAAGTGGCACTCCATTGGAATATACAGAATGGGCAAAAAAACAGATGGAAGCACAGTATGCTGCCATGAGTAGTGCTGATTTGTTTGCAGGAACTTCTTTTGCCAACAATGGTGGCGCTTTTATGGATTACCCATCTGCTTATGCAAGTGGTGAGTGGGGGTTTAGCTCTTATGACCTTATAGGAAAACCTGCAAGCATGAGCTTAGTTGATATTGCTAGAGATAAATTATTGAGTGGTCTTGAATTCGCAAAAGGGCTAGGTACATCAGCATATGAAACGCTCTCAGAGTACCTCACAAACCCTGAAAAAATTTTTCAGTACATTTTAGACAATGTCTACAAAATGATTGAAAATATAGCAGTGAGCATCTCTAGTATGGCAGGCTCTCCTTTGGTGTCTGCACTTGTTGGAAGTGGTATAGCAAATGGCAATATCAATCTTGGGCAAAGTGGTGTTAAGGAGTTTGCGGAGGGTGGCATTGTAACAGGTCCAACACTTGGGCTTATTGGTGAGGCTGGTTATGCGGAAGCCGTCATACCCCTTCACAGACTTGGTGAAGTTACAGGAATGGACGAGATGGTGATGGAACTTGCAGAGATTAAAGAGATTTTAAAAGCGGTCATGGACTCAACAGGTGCGACCGCCCGACTTACTAGAGACTTTGGAACAATAGGGATAAAAACACGATGAAATGGGTAGTACCGCAAACGCTTAACATTGTTGCAACAGACTTAAGTGAGACAACAAATCTAACAGATGCAGACATTGCGTCTCAAGTCACAAAGGCTAATTCATTTTTTATTACGTTAGATCAAGGCATCGCTGACACCATTTCTCTTTTAGGGTTACAGGCAAAAAGCGTACGCATTGATCTGCTAGATGTAACAACACAGGCGGTCATAAAAACATACGAGATTGAAACAATAGATGAAGATTTTGAAGACATTTGGGGCTACTTTTATGACGATTTTTTATTTAAAAATGACATCGTTGTAAATCTCATACAAACGTACAATATGCTCATAAAGGTTACTGTTATAAATGTAGGAGGAACCGCAAAGCTAGGAAAGCCAATTGTCGGAAGAGCCTCAAAAAGTTTAGACATGCTTTCGAAACACACACCTGGTATGACAGACTATACCTCAGTGAATAGAGGCACTACGGGGTCAGTAACCATAACCAATGGCTATTACGCCAAAATAATGTCTTTTAGTCTTATTGTAGATACTAGTGATTATTCAAGAACTATAAAAAGGCTTTATACTATTCGAGGGAAAGCAATTTTATTTATAGGAGACGGTGGAGAGCATACCATTGTTTATGGGATTGTTCGAGATTTTGACAGCCAATATGAATTTCAAGATAAAAATTATATTGGACTAAGCATTGAGGGAATTATATGATAGAACAAAATATTACTGCAATAAACGCTGTGCCACTTCGCTCAGAAGCGACCGATGAAACCGCATATAGGAAAGACGTTGAAGCGTTTTTGGGTAAGCTTAAACTGTTAAGTGAAGAGTTTAGAATTGCTATACCACAGTTTAACAGTACAGCTACAACAATAAATGAAAAAGAAGCTAGTGCTACTGCTTCAGCAGCAACAGCAACAACTAAAGCAGGTGTAGCAACAACAAAAGCAAACGAAGCAAGTGCAAGTGCAGCTTCAGCATTAGCATTGAAAGAAGCAGCAGAGGCAATCTTTGACAACTTTGATGACAAATACTTGGGACCAAAAGCAACCGCACCAACAGTTGATAATGATGGTAACCCACTTACTACAGGAGCGCTGTACTATAAAACAACAGCACCAAAAGGGATTTATGTTTATGATGCTGAATTGGCAGGGTGGTTTATATTTTCTTATATTCCTACATCACATGGTACGCTAAGTGGTAAGGATGATGCTGATGCTCACCCGATAAGTTCTATTACAGGTTTGGAAGAAGCTATCAGTAGCTTAGGAGTAAGCGGTGTCCGTCAAACTGTAACATACGCTTCAACTGACCAAACAACTGGATTGCCAAATTTCTTGTCTGTAAGTAGTGTTGATGTTTCTAATATCCATGACGTACAAGGCGATAATTCTACTGTCGCTACGTATCCACTAAATGGTAACGCTAACGACTTAGGTGGAAATTATAATGCTACTGCATCAGGAATTACATATGATACTGGAAAGTTTGGTCAATGTGCTGTGTTTAATGGCAATGCTTATATAACTAAACCACTTACGTATAAATCATATTCATTATGGTTTCAAGCATCATCATTAGCAGATTCCGTTATTTTAGATAGTAGAGATGATAATGGAGATGTATCTTATGGGTTACAATTATCTAGTACTAAAATAGTATCTTCAGCAAGTGCGCTATATATCAATGGAGTACTGACTTCATCAGGTACATACACACCACCATTAAATGAATGGATTCATGTTGTATGCTCTAGTTCAGTTGAATCTACTGCCATGACATTAGGTATGAGATATTCGCTAGACTCAGTTAAATTTACAGGAAAAATTGGCCAAGTACGCCTATTTAATAAAGCATTATCTGCAGCAGAAGCAGTTATGTATTTTACTGAAACAAAACCTGTTGCAGGGCTTAATATAGGAGTCTTGGCAACCACTAAAACTATAGAGTTTAATTGTGCAGGTGGGGCTAGTGATAAAAAGGGTGAGATCACAACAGATAGAACCATTACAGGGCTAAGCCCCTCTGCTATTAATTACCTCTATGCAGACATTAATGAAACAAGCGGTGCAGTTACGCTTGGAAGTACAACGATAGCACCTGAGTACCAACAAGGATTACCAAGTACCTTTTTTCCAACTTTGGATACAGTCAACAAAGGAAGCGGTGTAGTACTAAGTAATGGAAATTTAACAGCAACCAAGACGGTAGTGACCAGTTGGGCTAACTCGAATGTGTACGCATCAAAGCTTGTAAAAAGTGGAAAGTTTTACGCAGAGGTAGCTGTAGGTTCTGTTGCAAGTACAGATTTTTTGCATATAGGTGTATCTACGATTAATACAGAACAAACACAGCAATTTTCTTATAATACTGCTGGATATAGTTATTTAAACAATGGAAATAAAGTAAATAGTGCATCTTCCGTTGCTTATGGAGCTTCGTATACGACTGGGGATAAAATAGGTGTACTTTATGATGTAACAACTGGACAATTAACATTCTACAAAAATGGTGTAAGTCAAGGTGTAGCATTTACATTACCAGCATATACACCAGTATATCTAGCTGTTTCTCAGTACTCGACTGGAAATGTAACGGTGAACTACGGTGCTTCTGCGTTTGCTTATCCTATCCCAAGCGGTGCTGTTGCATGGAACGCTGAACGGATTGCAGGACGACATATTTTCGATATTTCAGCAATGGAAATGTGGATAACAAATGGTACTGCATACGATAAAAAATACAGAGTATTTTTAGCGGAAGCAACAACAGATGCGACAAGTGTCACAAGCGTTATTAACTACGCTCTTAATGGTAAATATGAGAGTCAACAAAGCGCCATTACAATGGGACAAACTACAAACTATGCTCATAATTTAGGGTGCAGACCAAAATCAATAAAACTCAAACTTGAATGTGCTGCTACCAACCTTGGTTATGCGGTGGGTGATGTTATTGAGCCAAGTTCTGCAAACTACGCAGATAGTTCAGGATACACACTGGCTAATACATCAAGAAATAATGCAACTTTAACTTTAGCGAGTTCTTATTTGTATGTCATTAATAAAACGTCTTTTGCTGTAAATGGCTTAACTCCAACAAACTGGAGAAAATTTATCGAAGTTGATAGGGGGTGGTAGTATGAATTATTCATTAACGGGGGTTATAGTCCCTATTGGCTCATTATACGAGGGTGATTTATATGATGGAGACAGAGAAGCAACACAAGAAGAGATTAAGGTGCATGAGGTGCTTCGTGCAAAAGCAATGGTACCAAAAATAATCACAATGAGACAAGCAAGGCTTCAACTCCTTTCACTTGGATTGCTTGATGATGTGGAAGCGGTCATTGAAAATATTGCAGATACCAATACAAAACGAACCGTGCAAATAGAATGGGAATATGCCAAAGACGTAGAGCGAAACTCCCCTACTATTTTGTTATTGGCTAATGCTGTTGGTATGGATGATGAAGCATTAGATAACTTGTTTATTGAAGCGGTTAAGCTATGAATCAAGCATTTATCAATGAAGAGTTAGGTGTTGACTTTTTACAAAGTGGTGATACCGCTGTTCTTACCAAAGAGTTTGCATATACCACCAAGGACGGCATTACTTACGTTGTTCCTGTTGGTTTTGTGACGGACTTTGCAACCGTTCCACAAGCTTTTCAAAATATCGTGCCAAAGATAGGTCCGTACACGAAAGCAACCATCTTGCATGATTATTGGTACAAAGCAGCGACCAACACAAGAGCATGGGCAGACAAAGAGTTTTTAAACGCGTGCCTCATTTTAGGAACACCACGATGGAAAGCGTACTTGATGTATGCAGGGGTTAGATTATTTGGGAAAGGAAACTATTAGTATGAAAGAATTTGTCAATGAACAAAACTTCCTTTTGGTTGGAGCCTCGGCGCTTTTTACGTATCTTCATGTTCCTGTAGCGTTTATAGGTCTTCTTAGCATTGTGATGCTTATTGATTTTATAACAGGTATTGCAAAAGAGATAGTCCTTAAAGGGTACAGCACATTGTCACTAAACGCTTTTTGGGCTGGTCTCTTAAAAAAGTTGGTGCTCATTGTCATATTGATGATGTTTGGGTTGATTGTCCTTGCTGCTAAAGCGACAGCACTAAGTTATCCTGATAGTTCTAGGGTAAAAGACATCCTCGAACTCATTGATGCAGACTATGCTGTTGTATTTGCATTTTGGGTGATTTTTCTCAATGAGATTTTATCATCTCTTTACAATGCAAAGATGATGTTCACACGAGAAGAATGCCCAAAAATAAACATCATAGGATATCTTGGGCTAAAACTAGAAAATATGCTTTATAAACTCTTCCCATTTGACAGAAGAGAAATTGAAAGGAGAGAAGATGTTGACCGTAGCACTCACAGCAATTAAAACCTTTTTTGGTAATCAACTCAATGTTCTTTCATACATTCTCATTGCTGCGCTCATTGCTTCATTGGGTTGGTCAGCTTCTTTGAAATGGGAAGTTTGGGATTTGAAAGGCGATCTTTCTACATGTAAAGAAGAAAATGGCTTGCTCATTTCGGACAAAAAACTGTATGAGCAAGCAATAGCTCAGGGAAAAGAAAATGCAGGTCAGAAACAAGAAAACGCAGACAAAGTGATTGAAAAAGAGAAGATTGTCTATAAAGACCGTGTTAAATACATCAAGGAGTATGTGCATGACAGCAATAAAACTGAGTGTGAAAACGCTATTGCTATTCTTATGCGTAATGGGCTTTAGCGGTTGTGCAGATAACCAAGAGAAATTATATTTTGTTGATACAGAAAATGGTGGGTCATATATTTGTACTTACGATGAACTTGAAAAATACAAAATAGACAAAACAAAAATACAGTGGGTTTCTGTTTGGAATCCTAGTGAACATGGTGGTCGAAAGTGGAAAACTAGACCAAATGAAACAGCTTGTAATGATGAAGATCATAAGAAAGATATGGAGGACATATCAAAATGAAAAAGATATATTTTTTAATAATTTTGTCAATTTTTTTTAGTGGATGTGGTACACAGTACATTCAAATTCCATGCCAAAAAGAAGAGCCTGAAAGACTTTCAAATGAGAAGTCATGCACACAACAGTACTATGATGGCGAGCTTACTTTAGAAGAATGGGCAACGTGTAAATCGACACGTGAAGTAGCGATGGAATCGGATTTTAACAATATGCGTGAAGCATTTAGGAGTTGTAAATAATGGCTATTTTTATAAAAGCAATGGATTTAAACAAGCAAGCCGAGTTTAGTAAAAACCCAAAAGCGTGTTTACATGTAAACAAAGGCGAAGAAGGGTGGCTCACGTACATGGGTATTTACCAAAAGGCTCATCCAACTTGGAAAAGGTGGGGGTACATCCAAACCGTTTTAGAGAAACACGGTGGTGACAAGAAAGAAGCATCGCTCGAATTGTACCAGGACAAAGCTCTCGAAGCCGACGTCTATTCCTTTTTCAAAGAAGAGTTTTGGGATAAGATGAAACTAGACCGCGTTACCTCTCAAAAGATAGCCGAAGAGCTTTTCATCTTTTGTACAAATGCAAATATGAAAGCAGGCGTTAAAATGGCTCAGCGTCTTGTAGGAGTAGAAGATGATGGCGTTGTGGGCAATGATACTATTGCTGCGTTTAACGCGTTCGATGAAAAGGTGTTTGATAAAGAATACGATGTGTTGGAGAAGGCTTACTATATGAATTTGATTTTTTTACGTCCTGAGCTTGAAATAAATGAAAATGGGTGGATTAATAGAAGCGAATTAGCTATGTTGCCTATTGAAGTTTTGGAGATGTGTTAAAGAGGCTTTTTAGTGCCTCTTATCACTTAAATTCTTTACGATAAATTCACTCCACCAGTCCAATAAAATTCTCATCTCTTTGAGGTGATCTGCTTTATGTGTATAGGCTCTCTCAGTAGAATTTCCGACAGCATGGTCAAGAGCTTTCTCTTTTGCTTCAAAACTGCATTTATGATCCATTTGGTACGTGTCAACGATGCTTCTAAACGTTCCTCTAAATGAGTGAAGCCTTTGCCTTCTTCCTCGCTTCTCGTCATTAAACCCTAAACGCTCAAGCGCTCTGTTTGGCGTTTCTTCATTGATATGTTTTCCACTATTAGAAACAAAGACAAATTCATTGTTTGATGTGAACATATATTGCTCTTTTAAAATAGCAATGACCTCTTCGCTGAGCGGAAGTGTAAAAGCCTCATAGTTTTTATCTTTTATCTTCATCTCGGCTCTTGGAATGGTTAGGACTTTTTTATCTATATCTATGCAAGACCATTTTAAATTAACAAGGTTTTGTGCTCTTAGTGGTAAATGTAGAACAAACTTGAGAGCATTTTTTGTGGAGTAGTGTCCATGATAGTAATAAATAGCATCGATCAACTCTTTAAAAACTTCCATATCTGTAATCTTGGGATAGTGGACTTTTTCAACTTTTGGTAGAGTACTTTTTTTGTGAATATTTGCGATAATGTTGTGTTTACATAGCTTTCTGCTACAGGCGAATTGCCAAAGGTCATTAAGGTAAGTGAAAAGCCTCCTTGAGGTTTCAGGAGTTTGTATCGCTTTTACTTCTATGATTGTTATGATCTCCGTATGGTCTATGTCTTCCATTAGTCTATTTGCAAACGCTTTGAGGACAGTATTTTCGATGAGAGCTTTTTTTCTTTTAAACGTGTTAGGTTCTAGCCTTGTTTCTTGATCTTTGAGCCAATATGTAACAACGTTTTTAAAATTACTCTCTATATGTAACTTCTCTTCTTTTTGCTTTTCTTTTTTGTTATCGATGGGGTCAATCCCTTGTCTTACCAAGCTCTGCCACTCATCGCGCTTCATGCGTGCCTCTTTAAGAGATACAGAAGGGAAAATACCAAAAGATGATTTACGTCTTTTATTGGTTGTTGGAGATAAATAAACAATTTCCCATGACTTACGACCATCAGGAGATACTAAAAGTTGTAGTCCTCTACCATCTGCCAAAGTGTAAAATTTTTCGCTTGGCTTGGCACTATTTATCTGTTTATCTGTAAGAGGCGTAACCATTCTAGGCAT